CTATTGCGAGGATGAATAGTGGATATCAGCTTAAGAATTCAAGAACTGATGGTCCTGTTGATGCTCCATATGACATGGGCACCTTCGTTGATGACTATGAATGGATTGCTACTGTTGATACAGGTAAGACTCGCCTTGATGTTAACAATGGTAGATTCTGCGTCACACCAGAATATCCACAAGGTACATATGCATACTTTGTAACTATTGATGCTAGTAATACTCCTGTATATCCTTATATCCTTGGAGATAACTTTTATTCTTTACCAGTTAGGTCCAACTACGAAAGTAAAGTAACTCAAAGATCTATTCCTACTACATCCGAACGTTTGTTCATTCCAGGAACGTTGAAGAATGGTTCTGGAGAAGTTGCGTATATTGATACTGTAAGTAAAGGATTTGTTAATACAGTAAGCATTGAAGATTCTCAACCTACATTCCAAATTGGATCAAGAATATACGTAGATGACAGTGGCACTGGTGGATCTGGTGCTGCTGGCATTGTTGCATCTACATTTGGCAAGACTGTCTCTAGTATTGAATCTAAAGAAACCAAAGCAGCTTTATTGACATCTCTTTCTAGTTTCTTTGCATTTGAGGGTGATATTATCACTCAAGAGACTACAGGTGCAACTGGTGAAATTATTAGAGACATTTCTGAAGAGAATGAAATTGGTGTCAGAAATATCACTGGATCCTTTGAGGCTGGATATGAAATCAATTCTTCTACTCAAGTAATCAATTTACTGCTATCTCAAAACAGTTCTTACACTTTAGGAGCAACTCTTGCTTTAGTTCTATTTGAGGATCCAACAACAGAGATTGCCACTGGAGAAATCCTAAATCAAACTGTTGACCAAAATTCAGTTCGACTAAAGGTTACAAGTGGTGATTTTGCCGATTACCTCGATTATAATGAAGGTGAAGTAATTCTTAAAAGTTCTGACCTAGGTAATACTGCAGGAACAGAGATTGTAATTATTAATCAGTTGAGTAGAAATATTAATATTACTGATGTTGATGATTCTATTGCTATTCTAGAAACAACTGAAAATCATGACTTTGGCACTGGAGATATTATTAATATCACAGTAGATCCAGATCCTGCCACTACAGAGACAACTTACTATGTGACGAAGAAAAAGTTTCAAGAGATCACTTTACTTCCAAATGAATATCGTGCAAAGGTTGATGATACTGGCGTTGGCGAATCTACTGTACTTGGTTTAGGTAAAGACTACATTTCTGGAGAGTATACTGATGTCCCTCTTGTATTTGCTAATTCTGCTTTGTCGAGATCTGATGTAGTAGCAGCAAAGGCATCTGTAAGTGTAGACACTGCTAATTTTGATAACAGTGGTAATATTGGTAATATTACTATTACTAGTGCTGGTGCAAATTATAAAGCAGACGATATCCTAACAATTGATCCATCTGCTATTGCTAAAGTAGATGCAGCTGATTCAGACATCTCCCCGATTCTATCGATGGTGTATTTGAATCAAACAGAAGTTGAGTCTTATGCACAAAAAAGATTTTTCGTTGCTGAAGCAGATTATCCAACTGTAGTAACAGCACTGGGCGATGTCGGAGGATTCTTCCAGAATGATGCTGGTGGTACTAATCTCATCTATATTTCTAAAGATGATGACAATTTTGCTTTCACTTACTTTGTTGCCGATACTGAAGGTGAAGACTTAACTACTGATGATACTATCAGTGGTGTTGCAATTACCAGTGTTGATGTATACAGCCCTCCAGGTAGTCTCAAACCTCAATACAGATTTGAAGATGATCAAGGAGAGCGAAACCCAAATTATGAAATACGTGTAGGATCTACTCTTACTTTACAACCAATGCCTGGTCATTCAGTGCATGTTGTATCTGACATAGAGTTGGGACTCAAAGATGATGGTCGTGCTCAATTTACTATCGATTATACAGTTGCTGGTGGTGTTACTAACAGTGGATCTGTTACAGATCCTATTGTCTTTGTACCTACAGTTCCTGGTGTATATCAATATGTCTGTGTAACTCATCCAGAAGCTCGTGGAACTATCACAGTGTATCCTGCACCAAGTGCTGCTGGTCCACTAATTAACGTTGATTTTGTTGGTTTTGGTGTTGATAGAACAGATGTAAACGTTACTAATACTTTTGCAGCATCAGTTGATGATCTTGTATCTATTGGTAACGAGATCGTTAAAATTACTGCTGTAGATACAGATAATAAAAATATTTCAGTAGCAAGAGCTCAAGAAGGAACTATCAAAGTTAATCATTCTAATAATAAAGATTTAGTATCTTATTTGCCGAATTACAGATTTGCAGCTGGTACAAGAATTGGAACTGGTGTTAATGCACCAGTAGTTGTTTCTTATGACAATGAAACTAAAAAACTAATTGTCAACTGGGATTACAATGCAACTAGCCCTGTTGCTTTGACCACAGTATCATCAATTGTTGATACCAGTAATCCACAAAAAATTGTTACTGTAGGTTCTGTAAATGATATTCGTGATAAACTACTATTCTCTACAGATAATACAAATTTCCTCACTAATCCTATTGTAGATATTCAGAAGTATTATTTCTACAAGTTTGATGTAAGTCATCCTTCGATGTTGAACTCTTACCTTGATATCTCAACTAGTCCAAACTTTAATGTCTTTACCGAAGAAAAAGAAGTTGGTTTGACTGAACCTGGTAATGCTGGTGCATTTGTGAGAATTAGACTTGGATATGGTGCAAACATTGGAGAACAAACAAGAAAAGATGTTAACTTCACAAGTTACTATTATTTCTTGACTTCTTCTACAACTGATACTGAAGGATCTTATCTTCGTATTGTTGATGACCCTTTGTCAGGTAGAAAAGAAGTTGCGTACACTACAGACAAAAAAGTTGTCTACAAACTTTCCGATGTTCCCCAATACGATGGAACTGGAGATATTAGATATACAGGTAAGTCAGTTGGTAAGATTCATTCTATCAAGCTAGACAATCTTGGATCTGAATATGATAAGTTGCCAATTATTAAAGGTGTAGTCCCTGCAGATGGATACAAAGCAGTCGTTAATGCTGTCAGGAGTATATCTACTAATAAAATTATTTCAATTGATATTGTCACTCCAGGTCAAGGATATTCTAAACCAGAAGTTGTTGTTGCTTCTGGTCTGGGAAGTGGTCTCAAAGCAATTGCTGATGTAAAGGATGGTATCATCACTCAAGTCAGAATTACCGATCCTGGTAATTATACCACCACACCAAAACTGGAAATTATTGAAACAGACAATAAGTTGTTCTTTGTGTCTGATAATATTGGTCGTCCACAAAACGTTAATTTTGTAAGAAATGGATCGGGATTCCATAGCGATAGTACGATTAGATCAAATTACTATTCACCTGATGTTTTTATTCTCGATACCTTTGAGTTAGACGCATTTAGACCTGGTGAAACTATTGAACAGAAAGTAAATGGTATTATTGTTGCTCAAGGCATAGTTGCTCCAAATGGATGGAGAGTAGGATCTAATATTCTACGTTTGGAAGATGTTGTCGGTGTTTTCAAAGAAGGACAGACTATCATTGGAAAGAGTAGGAAGAAAACTGCTCGTATCAAGACAATTAGTAGATCTTCGTTTATCCCTAACATTGTTACTAGAGAAAAGACAATTGGTAGATTTACTTCCGACAGAGGAAAGGTAAGTTCTAGCAATCAAAGAATTCACGATTCTAATTTCTATCAAGATTATTCTTATGTTGTTAGATCTAGAACACCAATCAACCAGTGGCGTGATGTAATTAAAGATACCACACATCCAGCTGGATTCAAGATGTTTGGTGAAGTCTACGTGGAATCTGAAGGTGTATCTGATATGCCATCTGATCAGAAGGCATTTAAGTCCACCATGTATTTGGTTGGTCCTCCACTTGCAGTATCCTCTCTATCTACAAAGAGAACTATTCAGCAACAGGTAATTAAAGTAAAAGACTCTAGAGTTATTAGAGGTGAAGGATCAGTTTCTGTATCCGATTTTGACGAAACTCTTACCAGAGTAAGAGAACTTAAGTTGTCTCCTGCTTTTGACGGTAGATATGATCCACAGACTGGTTTGAAAATTGGTAACAAACAGTTTACTATTACTGATGCTGCAACTGGTACTGCATACACACCATACAATGATCAAGAAATTTTAATGACCATTGATGGTATTGCACAAAGACCAGGATATTCTTTTAAAGTTGTAGGTAACCAACTTTTCTTCTTTGAACCGCCACTTGGTCCAAGAGTTACTGAAGATCAGCTTGTTCCCCCACAGAGTGCATATATTAGAGCATTCAAGTTTAGAGAAGATACGGATAATGCACGTTATCTGAAAAATTTAAAAAATATTGCAGATTCGTTCGACGGTAGAACTAGAATCTTTGATTTGAATTGGGACGATGGTAGTGTCGTGAAGACACAGGTCAATGAAGACTTGTTTGTGTATCTCGATGGAGTATTACAGCAAGGTTCTTATGAGATCAGAAGATTTTCGAGTCCAAACAAAACAGATCGTATCGCTTTTGTCAAAGCACCTAAAAACTACAAGGATCTCTATGATTCAGATGCTTTTCCACAAGAACTGCAGAATGAAACATATTTTTATGGATTTGGTGTAGGTCTATACGAAAGACTTGGTATCGACAAGAGAATAGTTCCTTATAATCAAAATAATCAATACCTAATCTATGACTCAAATAATAATGTAAGAACTATTGATAGTACATTATATGCATATGTTTATGTAGATGGTGTTCTCCAACAACAAGATCTGTCATACAAGATCAATGGAGCTTCAATTACTTTTATGGAACCATTGGAGTATTCAGAACAGGCAGATGGATCTTATACTTGTGCAAGAGTAGATATTATTCGTTTGTATGGTAAGAACTATCAATCTACTCTCAATATCTTTAATTATGAACAAGATGCTTTCTATAACAGAGCAACTGTAACTTTTGATGGTGCAGGTACATACGATACCATCTCTTCTTGGTATGTCTTAAACACTAGTGATAAAACTAGTGTTGTACAAGGAGGTAGGGTTTGGGGTGAACTTATGAGTATCCAAAAGGGAACTGGAGATCAATGGATTGCTATATTGAAATCACAAAATATTGATTTTGTTGCTGGCTCTGATGTCACTTTTGATAGATTTGATGGAGATCCTTTGACAATTAGTTTCACAGACTTCTCCATTGCATATACAACAAATGTTGCTGGAGAACGTATTCTTAATCGTGTGGAAGCAAACTATATTCCTTTCTTGCCTACTAATGATTCTTTTGATAGTTACGACTACCGTGGCGAGATTCTAAAAGAGCATCCAACTCTCCGTAGAGGAGATAAGATCATGATTGATGGTGAAAGTGAATATCGTAATATTATTAGTTCTCCACTTTTTGCTAAAACAACTGATTATCGTCCAGGTGGTAATGCTTCTGCTAACTTCTTTGCTAAAGTTGCTGCTTCTGATTATAACGGAGATGTATTAGGTGAAGGTCTGTCAGTTACAACAACCATTGATACTGGTAAGGTAACCTCTTTGAATTGGAATAGAAGGGAACTAACGTATTTCTTCCAAAATAGTATTCTTATCAATCCTACTGCCTATAACTATAATAGCCCACCAGTATTGAACTTCATTCCTACGAATGGTGAGGGTGGCGGTGCTAAAGCACAAGTTATAGTATATGGTGGTCAAATCATTGACATCATTTTAGTAGATGGTGGTTCTGGATATACTGCTCCTCCAAGAGTTGTTATTTCTAGAGGATATGATATTCTTCGTGAAAATAATCATCCAGAGTTTTCTTTAGTTAGAACTATTTTTGGTGGTCAAGGTGAAGGGTTGAATGCAACGATTCAAACTACATCCTCTGTTATTGATCTATATCGACGTAACTTGGTTGAGCATGTTGCTGTTATACAATCTCCTAATCCTCTTGGATCTGCGAGATTGATTGGCAGGAGAATGGATTTAGTTACTCCTGAAATTGGAATGGGATTCCCATTCGAGCAAGATATCATTACACATATTCAATATGTTGTAGCAACACAATCACCAGCTGCTATTGAGCAACCAACTTTCGTCAGAGTGTTCCTTGAAGCAGAGGATATTGGATTTGAATCATTCCGAGTGGATAAGACCAGATATTTCAATTCTGGTGTTATTGCTTTGGATGAAAATCCAGTTACTTATCCACAATTCTACACACAAGGTAAATTGGGAGGTACTGTAGCTTCATTTATTGATTACTTGTATCTAGATGTTGGTTATGCAAATGTATCTGGAATTACTCTAGAGCAACTTGAATTGACATACACACAATTCAATGGTATCAGCGAAGGTGTTGATACATGGATGGAAAATATGACATTAAATAATACCTCCTTGACAACTAATGGAACTCTATTTAATCCTGGAATTCCATCTATTCAAGAGTTGATGTCTTATCTAGATGCACCACTGCTAGCAAATTCAATTGTCATCTACATTCCAGATACCACTAATTTCCCTGACAGTGGTAAACTACTTGTCGGTAAAGAGCTTGTAACCTACACATCTAAATTATCTGATCGTCTTATTGGTGTTACAAGAGGTGTTGACAACACAACAGCAGAAGCACATACTGCTGGTCAGTTCATCAGGACTATCGGTCTAGGGACAACTCTCTAGAAACACCGTATAAATATAAATAACACAGAAATCCAACCCGTATCTCTTATTTTCAATGGCTGCTATTATCTCGGAAAAGTTCAGAATTTTTAATGCGAAGCAGTTCCTAGAGTCTTTAACCGAAGGCGCTAGTGATACTGGTGCCGACCGAAGTCGAATGTACTTCTTTGTCGGCAGACCCCAAGCATGGGACTCGTATCTAGAAGTTTATGCTACAGATGGCGGGACTTTTACCGCTGGCAATCAAGTATATGTTGGTGCTGCTTTGGGCAGTGCTACATTCAAGGGCACTATCGCAAAGGTTTGTCCTAATAGTCTTCTTATTCAATCGGTTGGTCCTCTTCCAACTGCTGCTCCTGTTTTGGGATCAGCACTAAAAGAGTCTGATGGTTCGGCAGATACGGGTGTTACCGCAACGTCAGGTGTCTACAGATATTCTACAGAGAATGTTCCCCCTGTACCCCTTGACAATCAGACCGAGAAATTCAGCGTTTATGACGACATTATTGCAGCAAAAAGAATTACTTCTTCTTATGCAAGATCTGTTGTAAGAAGATACAACTGGGACACAGCAAACAATCCCAAGTTTGATATGTGGAAACCAAACTATTTTGCTACCCCAGCTGGTGGTGGACAAATTGGTGTTTCTACTGCTACGGGTGCAACTGGTATTGGTTCTGCAAAGTTCTATGTAATGAACCAGAACTATGAAGTATTCAAGTGTCTTTATAATGGCGAAAGTATCGCTAATCCATCTGGTGTTAACGTAGTTCACGAACCAAAGACTAACCCTTCGGCAGGTCTAGGTACATATGCTGCTGGAATCTTCACTGCTCCTGATGCTTCTTACATCTGGAAGTACATGTATACCATGCCTACCGATGATGTACTAGCATTCCTTTCTTCTGACTTCATGCCTATCTCGGCAGCAGGAGAAGCAACTAGAGTTGCAACTGAAACAGCTGCTGTTGCTGGTTCTATTAATGTCGCCCTTATCAAAGATGCTGGTACAGGTCTTACCAACGGCACTTTCTATGCTCCTATCATGGGAGACGGTGCTGGTGGTGTTGTCAAACTAACAGTTACTGGTGGTGCTATTTCTGCTGCAGAACTCGAAGTACCAGGTTCTGGTTACACTTATGCATCTGTTCCAGTTGTAACTGGTGTTCCTTCTGGAGTCGCTGGTAGCACTGAAGCAATTGGTTTGTTTACGGATGCAGCACTTACTGTATCACAAGCAGTAGCAGCAACTTCGGCTCCAGCACTAGAAGTTATTCTTCCTCCTCAAGGTGGTCACGGATCTGACTTTGAAACTGAACTTAACACAAAGCGTGTTATGACGAACATTCGTCTCACCTTTGTTGAGAATGCTGGTGACTTCCCTGTAGATAACGACTTCCGTCGTATCGGTATTATCAAGGACCCTCTTGAGTACGGTACAACTACCTTCGCTACAGCAGATACTCTTTCTGGTCTAAAGTCAGTTAAATTGACTGGAGCAACTGGAAACTTCACTCCTGATGAGATGATCTCACAGACTGTTGCTGGAGGCACTGCAAAGGGCACTGTAGTCTCTTGGACCCTAGATGCTGGTTCTCCTACTCCCACGCCTGGAACACCTGGTAGCGGTGTTCTGAAGTACATTCAGAGTCCAGAGTACCACAAAGATGGTAATGAAATTGTGAGAGACTTTGCATCTGATGCTGCAAATGCAATCACTGGTGCTTCTTCTGCTTCACAAGGAACAGTTGAAGTTGCCTTGGCAGATGGAACTCAATTGGTGGGTGCTATCTTTACTGATGGTCTTGCATCTCCAGAGATTGAAAATAACTCGGGAGACCTCATATACATAGAGAACAGAAGACTAATCACTAGAGCAGCTGACCAAATTGAGGACATCAAGTTAGTCATCGAATTCTGATTATAAACGAAAACAAGACGGTAGTTTAATACAATGCCACAGAAGACTAATCTTAAAGCCGCACCATATTTTGACGACTACGATTCTGGGAACGACTTCTATAAGGTATTATTCAGACCTTCCTATCCTGTTCAAGGGAGGGAGCTGAATACTACCCAGTCGATCCTACAGAATCAGATTGAAAGTTATGGTAAATACTCTTTTAAACAGGGCGATCTAGTTGTCCCTGGTGAGGTTGGTCTAAATAAAAAACTTGACTTTGTAAAACTATCGTCTGTTTCTGAAGTCGCTGTAAGTGTAAATGATGAGATCATTTACCAAAAATATGATATTAATAATCTCGTTGGTCAAAAGATCAATGGATTATCCTCTGGTGTTATTGCACTTGTACAAGCAATCGTACAAGCATCTGACAATAACGCTGATACTCTTTACGTAAAATATTTAAATGCTGGTGATGGAGGAAACGAAGAAAGGTTCCGTCAAGGAGAAACACTCGAAGTTGTCGATGGCGTTAACAGCCCTCTTCTTGTTGTTGGTACTGACGGGTCTGTTCTACCTACTAGCGTTGCAGTAACTGACCCAGACACACAAGTTACCACATTTGTAGAAAGTGGTGCCATGGGATTTGCTTCTGCTGTGCAAGTAGAAGAAGGTGTATATTTTGTTAATGGATATTTTGTAAGAAATTCTTCCGATTTAGTTGTTGTTGATGGTTATAGTGACAATCCTTCTGTAAAAGTTGGTTTTAAGGTTACTGAAACTCTAGTAACTCCAGAAGAAGATCCCACACTATATGATAATGCATTTGGATCTTCCAACTATGCTGCTCCTGGAGCACATCGTCTAAAAATTAGTTTAAGTCTAGTACGTTATTCTTTTGAAGAAACTACAGACAAGAATTTTATTCAACTTCTTTCTATTAAGAATGGAGTTATTCAAAAGCAGGTAAGACAAGCTGCATATAATACACTTGAGAATACTCTTGCTAGGAGAACTTACGATGAGTCTGGTGACTATGTTGTAGATTCTTTTGACTTTGATATCAGAGAGTTTTATCAAAGAGAAGGTAATCGTGGTGTATATGCACCAGGTGTCAACGGACTTATCGGTCCTAATGGACTGACTGCAACCGAAGCAGCAGACAAGATGGTTGCTACCATTGGACCTGGCAAAGCATATGTTCGTGGTTTTGAAATTATCAATAAAGAAACCAAGTATATTGACGTTGACAAAGCTAGAGACACACTTTCCAGAGACAATGTAACGATCAAATCTAATGGTCTTGCATCATTCACCATCACCAATGTATTCAACACTCTTCCTCTTAATGCCGAGGGTGCTGATCTAACTGCATATCCAACTATCTTCTTAAACTCCACATATAATGATGGAGTCAATGGTACTAATGATTTAGAGTCTTCCACTAACTACATCCAAACCATCGAAAGAAGAGGTCTTGGATATGGAAAAGATGATGCTATCAAGACTATCTACCTACAAGCAGCAATTGATCTAGGTCTTATTGATGAGACAAGTATTGAACCAAATACTCCTTCTAATAAGGCAGATATCAAAACTCTCTACTTTGTTTCTTCCAGAACTTCTAGTAATGGTGTAGCATCTACAGAATCTGTAAAAGTTCTTTCTTTTGCAAAAGTAACCAGACCAGAAGTTGGGGATGTTAACGCACAGTATTTGCAATTAACTGTTCTCGGCAGAAAAGATTTTCTAGATAATCTCTTCCTTGAGTACGATGACAACGTGTCAACTAGAAGAAGATTTCTTTACAAGTCTTTGGCAGAAGTTCAGCAAGAGATCAATGATGTAGGTTACATTGTTGACTATAGCAATACTATTGTACCTTTGATTGGTGTAGCAAAACCAAAAGATGTCAGCTTGGTTGGTAGACCTGATGGATTTAACGCAGACACCGATATTGTTATTTCTCGCGGTAAACTTGCTGATGGATCAGCAATTTACAATGGTAAATTTAATCTATCCTATTTCAATCCAGTATTCTTTACTCGTTTGCTTGTAGATTCTACTATTGGCAATGGATTTGCACCTGGTAAATACATCACAGGTTCTACCAGTGGTGCCTACGGGGTCGTAGAAGGCAATACAAATGGATTCTTATCTCTTGGTAAGAGTCTATACGTTAAGACGCTCTACGGAACCTTCCTGCCTGGTGAGACAATCACTAGTGAAGAAGGTGATCTTCTTCGTATTGGACAAGAGAATACTATTTCACACTTTGTTGTTTCAAAGCAAGGAACTGGTTATACAGCTGGATCTAGAATTTCTATTAACGGCACTCGTTTTGAACTCAAGGATATCAATGTAGGTATTAACGGCGGAACTCTCTACAAGGTAGAAATCCTAAACAGAGATGTTACACAGACAGAATATTCTGCACCTCCAACCATTGATATCGAAGGAACTAGCACGATCGTTACTAATATCATTCCTGTTCTATTCAAGAACACAGTTCTGACTTATACTGCACAGAATGTCAAGTCTCTATATTCAGAGTTTGGATCTTCCAGTAAGTTCTCTGCTGATATTGAAACTCAAGATACACAATTCTCCGAAACAAAATCTGTAACCCAATACACCTTCAGTGGAACTAAAGGTTACAAATATATTGAGTGTAATGGATTTGGTGCAGATGCATCACTCATGCTCGTCCAAGGTGACGTTATTCAATTTAATGATGATACTGGTAGACTAAACAAATTTATTGTAGATCTAGTAACTATTCCAAAAGGAACTGATAAGTCTAGAATTTATTTCAACAGTGCCCTACCTGATACGGTAACATCAGTAGCTGTCATTAGATTGCGTCCTATTATTACAAATGGAACCACATCTACACTTCTGTTCCCAACTGGTAGTAAAGAAGTTGGTAGTCTTGTCAAGTCTACAGAAGACACAAAGATCAACTACTACATCAGAAGAGACTTCGTAACTACTGGTAGTGACAATGGTGGCAACATCACATTCGCTGCACAACTAGATTTCGGTACACAGAGATTTGTTCCTTTCACCGAAAAAGACTTCTTGATTACTGTTCTAGACAAAGGTGGTTCTGACCTAGTTGAAACTGGTGATGTTATCTATGTCTCGGATGATTTTGTAAGTATCTTGAATACTACAGATGCTACATCTGGTCTATCTTCTGGTAGTATCACACTTACCTTCCCTGGCAACTATTTTGGTAATAATGTAACTAACTTCCCCAAACTGAAGTTGACTGCTACCATTGAAGTTTCTAAAGGTAGACCCAAGCTAAAGACAGCAATTAAAAACAAGAGAGTTGTCATCACCTCTGCTGGCGATCAGGTATTGCCTATACGTGGTCTTGATTACGATAGTGACAGCAGTGAAGTTCTATCTTACTCTGATGTATTTAAAGTAAGATACATTTACGAAGGATCTACATCTGCTCCCCCAACAGTTGACGTTAATGGCAATTTGGTTGTTGGTACTGATCTGACTGATAGATTTACTTTTGATGATGGACAAAGAGATACATTCTATGATGTGTCTAGAATCGTACTAAAACCTGGTTTCACTCCACCTGTAGGACAAGTAGTTGTAGCATTTGATTACTTTGAGCATTCTCAAGGTGACTTCTATACAGTTGACTCATATATTCATGAGGCAGGTGTTGTAGCAGATGAGATCCCTGATTTCAACTCTGTTGTGCATGGTAACTTGAGTTTGAAGAACGTCATTGACTTCAGACCGAAGGTAGATTCTACTGCTATTATCACTGGTTTCCAAGATACTTCATTACTCTCACAAACAGAATACATCAACTTTATTGGTGCAGGTGGTTCTGTATCCAGTACACCATCTTCTGCTAGATCTCTACCATATACTATTTCCTTTACTGAATCACAGTATCTGGATAGAATTGATGGTGTTTTCTTGAATAAGAAGGGTGAGTTCATTATCAAGCAAGGTAATTCATCACTCAACCCAAGCAAGCCAGAAATTATTGAGGATGGCATTCCTCTCTATTATATCTTTATTCCTGCTTTCACCAAGTCAAGCAAGGATGTAAGAATTACTCCAGTTGACAACCGTCGTTTCACGATGCGTGACATTGGTAAGCTAGAGAAGCGTATTGAGCGTCTTGAGTATTATACTACTTTGAGTATTCTTGAGCAGCAAGCACTTAACATGCAAGTTAAGGATACTCTTGGCATTGATAAAACCAAGAGTGGATTCCTAGTTGATAACTACGAGACTCATGCTGTAGGTAATGTCAAATCTATTGATTATCTGTGTTCTATCGATGCACAACAATCTGTATTGAGACCACAGTCCAAAGAGGATAGTTTTGCACTAAAAGAAGTTAATACAAGATCCGATCAAAGAAGAATCGCTGGGTATTCTAATTCTAATGGTGTTGTAACACTACCGTTCTCTGATGTTTCTTATGCAAATAATAATTTTGCTACAAAGACTGTAAATCCAAACCCATTTGTTGTTCTACAATATGTTGGTGATGCTGCTGTTCATCCCAATATTGATCAGTGGTACAATGACACTGTGGCACCTTTGGTTACAGATAACAATACCAATTTGTTCTCTGTATTCCTTGGTAAGCAAGATGTTCGTGTTGCATTCTCCAGTATCTATAATTCGTTTATTATTAACTGGGTTGGTGTAGATAAGTCATTCTACAACCTGAAGAGTTTTGCCGAAAATAATACCAGAACTGCAGAAGCAACTGTACAGAGTGCAACTACATCAACTTCTTCTAATATCAGTCCACAAAATAATGAGATTGCGAAGGGTGTAGGATATAAAACTATTAATGGTACTAATGTAGCAAATGCCCTTAAGTTCTTTGCTAGAACTATTCCAATCAAATTTATCGTCAGAAGAATGAAGCCAAAGACACAATTAAGTGTCTTTATGGAGAAGAGAGATATTGGTCGATGGGTTAATCCAGACTCTAGATTTACAGGTATTGCAGGAAACTCACCAACGGTGTTCAGTGGTAATATTACTACCGATGAGTATGGTAATGCTAGTGGAATTATTCTAGTCCCGTCAGGATATGCTCCAAGAGAAAATACTTCTTGGACAGGTGATGTAAATACGGTGACTATGGATGATACTTCGGAAGAATTGTATTTCTCCACGGGTGCAAAAACAATTAGATTTACTTCTAGTTCTACTGACTCTGATATCACTACCGTAGATTCTTTTGCAGAAGTTAAGTTCTATGCTACAGGTCTTCTACCCGAAGCACCCGTATCGATCATCTCTACAGCACCTGCTATTTTCAAAGCAAATGAAGGTGTCCAAACTATTGATAGTAATACAGAGAATAGTGCAAGACCAAATCCAATGGCACAAACTTTCTCTGTGGAAAACTTTGAAGGTGGTATGTTTACAACTGGTGTTGATCTATTCTTCAATAAGAAGAGTTCAACTATTCCTTTGAGAGTTTACCTCACTAATGTAGAGAGTAACAAGCCTGGTAAGTATATTTTACCTGGAACTCAAATCACTCTATATCCTGATACTTTTATCAAGGTATATTCTTCTGGAAACATCACTATTAAAAAGGACGAGGCAATAACTGGTAGACAGAGCCTTGCATCTGGTCCTATTGCTAAAATTTTGGATAGAAATAACTTTGAAGTTGTTCCTTCTTCTAATGGCGATATCTTCCTCACTAATGAGCAAGTATATACATTTGTATTGAGTAACCACAATGGTAAGTCATTCATTCCTAATGAAGATGTTACGCTCAACTCTGTAACTACTTTCAACAATGCAAACAATGCTACTGTTGGTTTAAAGATCGCAAAAGACTCTGGTCGTGTATCTAAACTCAACATTACTAATCTTGGATCTGGTTATGAGAATGCAACTATCACTATAGAGAGTCCTCAATTGCCTGGTGGTAGTAATGCTACTGGATCTGTTAAAGTCTCTGGCGGTCAAATCTTCTTTAGCGAAGTTGCGCTAGCAGGTAGAGGATACACTGAAGCACCATCTATTGTTATTAGAGGAACTGGTGCTGGAAACAATGGTGCTGTAATTGAATCAGAAATTGAAATTGATGAGCCAGCAGTCAGAATGGGTATTGCCATTGACGAAGCAGGATCAATTCAATCTACAACTCCCACTAGATTCAACTTCGAGTATCCAGTATATCTACAGAATAATTCTGAATATGCACTCAACATTGAGTGTGACAGTATTGAATACGAACTATGGGCATCTAGACTAGGTGATACCGATATCTCTTCTGGTATCGTTGTTAACGCACAACCGTTACTTGGTTCTGTATTCAAATCACAAAACGTAGATAACTGGACTGAAGATCTATTTGAAGATATCAAGTTTACTCTTTATAGAGCAGAATTTGATAACTCCAGATCTGGAGAAATTCTAATTAAAAACGAAGATCCTGGATACACAAAGCTGCAAAACAATCCAATGGAGACATATGCGCTTGCAAATAGCACAGCAACATCTAGTCTCTTTAAAAACAACAGTTCCGTTGTTAAGGTATACCATAGAGATCATGGGTTTGAAACTGGTGGAGACTCCAAAGTATTCTTCAGAGGTCTAGAAGATTTTGCTGGATATGATTCCAACACGGTAGAATCATCTTTGTTCCAGGTATATAATGTTGGTATTGATTCTTATAACATCTATGGTCCTACTAGAGCATCAGACACTGGATTCTTTGGTGGTTCAACTGTACTAGCATCGTACAATAGAAAGTACGAGAAACTCTACGCACAGATTCCATACCTACAAGTTTCTGGTACAAAGATTGATAGCATGGTAAGAACTACTAATATTGTCCCTGTTGATAGTAATACTACTAATTTTACTTCTTATTCTATCTCTGATTTTGAAACTACCTTCCTGAACGAAGAGCAGTATTTCTTGAATCAAAAGGTTGTTGCCTCTACCATCAATGAAAGCTTGAATAATCTAGACACTTCTCTTGCATACAAACTTAAGTTGTCTTCAGAGCAGTCTTATCTATCACCTGTCATTGACTTGAGATCGGCTTCTGTCAAAACAATTACTAACAGAATTGAAAATGCAGTTGGTAGTGAAGACAGATATGGCAAGAGATATCAACAGATTCAACTCTTCCCTGTCTATAAATTTACTGTTAGTGGCAATGAGGACAATGGAACTGAAGTTCCTATTGTTATCAATCAAAATGTTACTGGCGTAACATCAGGAGCACAATCAGAAGTTCTTCGTGTCATTGGTAGTGATGTATACGTAAAGATTAAGAACTCGGTAAACTTTGATATTGGCGAGCAATTGTTCTTTAGCACACAGTCTGCTGCTGGTGGAGATCTACAAGGTATTACGGTTACTATTTCTAATGACGGTATCTTTGATCAGAATCCTAATTTTGTTACTGGAACTACAGTAACCGCATTCAATCCTGCACAAAGAGTAGATAAGTATGACAACAAGATCAGTGGTAAGGTAATTGTTTGGGATAGCAAGACCAAAACTCTGACTCTTGAAAATGATAAGAATCCTATTAATAACAATTACACCAGTGAGATTACATTGGGTAGTGATTATGCAAGAGATAGTACAACAAGTGAGCAAATTGCTGATGTATTCAGAGTAGGAGATCTTATTGACTTTGACGGAGCTTCATTTGAAACTTCCAAGTATGCAGAAATCAAATCCATGACATACACGGTAGGTGTTGATTATGTTAATGAATCTGGATCTGTAAATACTTCTGGTGTTGCCAAGTATGTAACTAGAGAAATTGTTCTAAATGCTCCTGCTTCTGGAATCAACGTTAATCTCACGGTTAACGTAAGTGATGTCAATAACTTACAAGTTCTATATAAAGTTAAACCAGAAGCTTCCCAACAAAAGTTTGACGACCTTAACTGGGAATACTTTAACAATAACGGTGCTTCGGATGATGATGTTATTGCGACAGCAGAAAATAGCATCTCTGGTCAGTTTGAATCCCAGTCTGCATATCAAGAGTTGAAGTTCAGTAAAGAAGATTTACCCGACTTCTCTTCTTTTGCAATTAAAATTGTTATGAAGTCTGATAATCCTGCATATGTCCCTAAAATCCAAGACATGAGAGCAGTTGCATCCTTCTAATATGAAATATGTAAAAGTCGAAGGACAAGAAGGATTTGTGCGAGACATGGAAACTGGTGCAATTATTTGCACCAGCAAACCTCGCAAATCATTTTCCAATGAATTTAAAAATGTAGTAAGCGAAATAAATACTTTGAAGGAAGAAATGTCCGAAATCAAGTCCCTCCTTAAGCAGCTAATCAAATGACACTACGTAACGTACCAAAGTCTCACACTCTTGAGCAGCAACGTTTGGAGATAAACGAAATTGCTGTAGATTTGGATACTGCTGTTGATGGAGTACAAACATTTGGTGGGGATAAAACTTTTACTGGTGATGTAACATTTACTAGCGATGCTAGTTTTAATCAGGAGATACATTCCACGACAGGTGGATTAATATTAAAAACTGCAGATCAGATAACTCCTGGTCAGATGGTTACTGAAGCTGTCTTTGGTGGGTCGATGTATGTTCCATACGGTTTCAGTACGTACCCAATTACTAATTTTCCTGGCGGTGGTATTAGCGAGACATCAACTACTGATGGAATAACTATTACTAATGGTGGACAGATTTATATTTCTAATAGCGGTTCAAGTGCTCTTTGGAAAGGTAGAAAGTCTGGAACTGCTGGAATCACATCAGAAATCGATGCTCCTGGTAACGCCACATTTGCTGGAACTGTCACTGCTTTTGGTGGAGATTCCAGTGATTGGAATACTGCATATGGTTGGGGAGATCATAGTTCTGGTGGTTATGCTGCTGACACTAATGTTCCTAACTGGGATTCTGCATATGGATGGGGTGATCATGGTGCTGTAGGATATCTTACAGCAGAAGCAGATACGTTAGCATCTGTAACTGCTAGAGGTTCTATTACAAATGAAAACCTCACCTTTAATGGAACCACTACTCTCAATGATACTATTCAAATTGCTGACAACAAAGTAATGAACTTTGGTGCCAGTCAGGATGGTCGTATTGCTTATGTATCCTCTACAAACAGATTTATTGTAAGAGTTCCTGGTGGTGGTGGAGATTTAATTCTTGGTGCTGGTCCTGCGATTAGAATTACAAACGAGGATGGTCTAACTGACAGGGCAGTATTTACAGCTTCTGGCGCTACTCTTAATGGAAATATTAATCTTACTGGCAATATTGATGTAACTGGCACTGCAACTTTATCAGGAGTTACTTTCCCATCATCAACAGGAAGTAATGGAGAAGTCCTTACTAGTGATGGTGCTGGTGGAACAGCTTGGGGTCCTGCAGTTCCTTCTGGTAATTCGTCAGTTATTGCTCCAGTTGCATACGCTTTTGTAGATGTAACTACTGCTGGTAGTGGCACTGGGATGTCTTGGGGTGCTTATGATTCAGCTAATGGTGAAATGGATTTCACCTTCAGCACTACCCAATCCGATGCAGACTATTATGTACTAGCAGAAAGAGAGCAATACGATACTCATACTGTTAGTATAACTAACAAAACTACCACAGGATTTAAAGCAACGTGGTTGGGAAATGATGGTGTTTCGCCATTATCACCATCAACTTTTGGTGGAGTTCTTCTAGTTTATGCATCTACTCCTACCGTATCGGTTGTTGGAGGTGGTGGTGGATCTAATTATGTTTTACCTACAGCATCAGCTACGACTCTTGGTGGTCTTAAAGTTGGTTCTGGTTTAACCATTAATACTGGTGTCCTGTCAACATCTGGGTCGTCATCATATAGTACGATATCTAATTTTCCTTCTGCTAGTACCAGTGAAGGATCTTTTGGATATGCAGATGACACCAACATCATGTATTACTCCAATGGAGTAAGTTGGACCAGTCAAAGATTGGTAACTACAAATAGTACCACGTCTTCGGATTTTGCAACACTTCTAGGTAATACTCAACTTTCTTACGACATTAACGTTGTTGATTACACCGCAGGAACTACGGCAGAGAATGACGTAAGAAAAATAATTAGGCTTGAAGATTCTGACGGCACTACAGATCAAATTGTTTTAGTTGCAGGAAATGGACTAGAAATTAGCGATTCTGGTGATGAGATTCAATTTGATTTGTCTGCGAGCGTTGCAAACACTACATATTCCATCTCCGCAGAAACTGCATCAGGATCTGCAAATTCTAAACTTACTCTAACTGATAGTGATGGAACTACTGATGAGATTACGTTTGCTGGTGCTGACGGTTTACTTGTAGAAAGAACCGATGCTAATACACTTACCTTCAGAGCACCATCTGGTGGCGGTGGTGCATCATATACAGCAGAAGAAGCACAAGATGCTGCAGCACTGTTATTCAATAACGGAACTCATACTGGTATTACTTTTACATATGATGACGCTGCAAATAGTATCGATGCTGTAGTAACTGGTGGAGGTGGTGGAGGCACTACCTACGATTTGCTTGGTTCAAATACAACCAGTAACAATGCAATTCTTACATTGCGTGATGCTGCTAATAACGATGACACCATTGAATTTACAGGAAGTAACGGAACTGATATTACTTGGGATGGTGCTAATAAAAAAGTTACGATTAATAGCGTTGCTCCAGTCCAATCTGATTGGGATGCTACTACTGGATTAGCACAGATCCTCAACAAGCCATCTATTCCATCTGCATATACATTACCTGCTGCTACAACATCTACACTTGGTGGTGTTATTCCTGACGGCACTACAATCACACTGGATGCTAATGGTAATATCGCTGCTGTGCCTGGTGGTTATACACTACCAATTGCTGCAGCAGGATCGCTAGGTGGTATTAAAGTTGGTTCTGGTTTATCTATTGATGCTGGAGGTGTTCTTACTGCTACAGGCGGTTCTAACGTACCACAGATTCAAGATCTTACGGGTACTACAACATCAATCGCTGATGACGCAACCGCAGAACTAAATATTACAGGTTACAAAGCGTATACTTTATTTAAAATTGAAACTGACGCTGCAGCATGGGTCAGAGTATATACTGATGATACTTCCAGAGATGCTGATCAAACTAGAAGTGAAGGAGCAGATCCTTCTCCTGGTAGTGGTGTTATTGCTGAAGTAAGAACTACTACAGCAGAATCTATATTAATTACTCCTGGTATTATGGGATTTAATAATGATAGTCCTAGAACAACTACAATTTATCTTTCAGTAACAAATAGAAGTGGATCCGCATCCACGGTTACCGTAACACTAACAGCACTACAGATCGGAGAATAATTAAATGTCAGTTTTAAAATCAGTCATTGATGTAAACAATGGCAACACTGGATGGACAAAACAAAATTTAATGGATGCCTTTGAAACTGCATTGGGTAATCTAGGAATGAATGCAGGATCATCTGTAACTGGCGTTCCTCAAATTTGTGTGGCTCCTGGTGGAGAAAGTGTAACTTTAGGTGGGTCTATAGCCTCTTTTAAAGATGCTAATAATGCTGATTATCCAGCAAATCGTAACTGGGGTTCTCCTCAAATTAATATCTATGATGTGATTGAAGGACTAGCACCAACCACAATTAGCATGGTTACCAATGGTGGAAACGGTACTGATTATATTATTTCAGGAACAGATAGAACTTCTTCATTTGCTGCTGCATCAGATCCTAGTATCGAAA